AAGGTGACGAACACATCGATGACTACGATGAAACGGACTGGGAGATCTCATTCGTTCGCAATGGAAGTCAGTCGTTAACTGGAGAAGGTGACGCTATGCGTATTTTCGCGACTGTTATAAAACTTCTCAGAGAATTTATCAAGAAAGAGAAACCCGTTTACTTCAACCTGTCTGCTGCAAAGGATGACAGGAACAACACCAACAAGTTGCAAAGTCGTGAGAAACTTTATGCGCGACTGATCAAACGATACATCACTGGATACAACATCCAACCAGAAAGATCTAGAAGTGGTACGACCTTCTACTTCTCTGCCAAAGAAATTCAGATGGAGATGACCACAACATCTGGTGTTGCGGGTACCGGAGACGACACAGATACTGTGATTGTCCGTCGCCGTAAGAAGAAAACTCCTGTCCAGATTGCCCGTCGATTCGTTCCTAAAAAATAGTCAAAATAATCCTTGTCACCGAACCAATTTTGATATATAATTCTACTCGTTAATTTTAGGAATTGTATCAAATGAAGTGTGAAGATTATGGTGACTATAAAGTCGTCATCCTTGAAACCCCCGACGACAACCCCGATGAAACACTTCGATCTTTAGATGCAAATACTCTAATCTTTGTATCCATGTGCGGATACACGGGCGATGACATCCCACCAAACAGATTCCTAGTAAAGAATTTCGAAAACTCATTTGAGAATCATCTCATGTGGGAGGGACTTCTTGACGCTGAAGAACAGGAAGAATACATCGCAAAATGTTGTCGCAAGTTCTGGGATACCGGAAAACAGATGGTGATTGAGAACTACTCTTTTCAACAAGATGAACCGTTCTACGACTATAGTAAGTAGTTGACAGACCACTTCGATTTTGTTATAATGACAAATCTAGCAAAAAATATTAATATGGGATAAAAATGACAATAGATGTTAAATATGATCGTGATCGTCTGTTGAAAGATTATGCTGTGGGTATGTTGAAAGACTTCTATATGATAGAAGATGAGACCTCTCCACAAGACGCTTACATGAGAGCATCAAATGCATGGGCGATCTTTCAAGGTGAGTTAGACGAAAAACTAGCAGAAAGGTTGTACGAGTATGTGAGTAAAAAGTGGTTCATGTTCGCATCTCCTGTACTATCTAATGCTCCAAAAAACGGTGAGACCAAAGGAAAGGGTCTGCCTATCTCATGTTTTCTTACCTATGTTCCAGACACACTCGAAGGATTGATTGAACACTCATCCGAACTAAGATGGTTGTCTGTCATGGGTGGTGGTGTCGGAGGACACTGGGGTAGTGTCCGAACGGTCTCAGACATCGCGCCTGGCCCGATTCCTTTTATGCATACGGTCGATGCGGACATGATTGCATACCGTCAGGGGAAGACGCGTAAAGGGTCATACGCGGCATATCTGGACGTGTCACACCCAGATATCATAGAGTTCCTTAACATCCGTATACCTACGGGAGACGTACAACGTAAGGCACTAAACATACACAACGCAGTCAATATCTCCGATGAGTTCATGGCGGCGGTTATCAACAATACCGACTTCGATCTACGTGATCCGAAAGGCGGTGCGGTCAAGGACACAGTCAATGCTCGCAAACTATGGGAACGCATTCTCGAAATTCGTTTCCGTACAGGTGAACCTTACCTGAATTTTATCGACACTGCGAATCGTGGTCTACCAATGTCTCTCAAGGAAAAGGGATTGCGCATTCACGGTTCGAACTTATGTAATGAAATTCACTTACCGACAAGCGAAGACCGCACTGCCGTCTGTTGTTTGTCTTCTTTAAACTTAGAGTACTATGATGAATGGAAAGACACTAATATCGTGCGGGATCTTATTCGTATGTTGGATAACGTTCTCGAATACTTCATCGGTCATGCGCCAGATAGTATTTCCCGCGCCCGTTATTCGGCGACACGTGAAAGAAGCATTGGACTTGGAGCAATGGGTTTCCATTCACTCCTACAAAAACACTCTGTTGCTTGGGAATCAGACAAGGCACGTGAAATCAATCAAGTCGTCTTTCAACATATCTCGGACGACGCTATCGCTGAAACCGAACTATTGGCAAAAGAACGAGGCGAGTATCTTGACGGAGAAAATACTGGAAGAAGAAACTCACACCTCTTAGCGATCGCACCTAATGCGTCATCGGGCGTAATCCTATCAACATCCCCATCTATTGAACCCCTCAAGGCATGTGCGTACACGCATCGTACACGTGCGGGATCCTTCCTTGTGAAGAACGCGCACCTAGAGAAACTCCTAGAAGAGAAGGGTCATAACAACGAATCTACATGGTCTAGTATCATTACTAAAAAAGGGTCGGTGCAACACCTACCATTCCTTAACGAAGGAGAGAAGGCGGTATACAAGACCGCTCAGGAACTAGACCAGAACTGGGTAGTAACACATGCCGCTGACCGACAAAAATATATCTGTCAGGGTCAGTCGGTTAATTTGTTCTTCCCATCCGGTGCACCGAAGAGATATGTCAACAAGGTGCACTTCAACGCGTGGAGACAAGGACTAAAGGGTCTTTATTATCTGCGCACCGAAGCCAAGTCAAGGGCAGAGACGGTTTCGGACAAAGTCGAACGGGTAGCACTCGAAGACGATAACCGCACCATCATCTACGGTAAGAGTAACTGTCCGTGGTGTAAGTTGGCGACCGAAGAGTTGTCACTGCGCGGCACTCCGTTTGACTATATCGATCTGGAAGAGATCGGTAAAACCGCTGCAGAAGTAACTGGGCGAAAGGTCAAAACTGTCCCACAGATTTACATCGAAGGTCGATATGTGGGTGGGTATGAAGACCTAATGAGTCACTTGGAAAGTGATTACAACGAGACCGAATCAGGCGATGAATGTCGTGCCTGTGAAGGTTAATATAATTTAACAATAACATTAATAGGACTTATATGTCATCTTTACTAAAATTTTCAGAAACATATAAACCGTTCCACTATCCGTGGGCGGTCGATTTAGCAAAGAAACATGAAGAAATCCACTGGATTGAGGACGAAGCAGAACTATCAGAAGACGTACAGGATTGGAAGACCAAACTGTCCGCCGCAGAGAAAGAGTTCATCACACACGTCCTACGACTCTTCACGCAGTCAGACGTTCAGGTAGGAGAGAACTACCACGAACTACTGATTCCAAAATTTAAAAACAACGAAGTCCGCAACATGCTATCATCATTTGCGGCACGAGAGGCAGTGCACCAACGTGCGTATGCCTTACTGAATGATACCCTTGGTCTACCAGACGAAGACTTCCACAAGTTTCTTGATTATAAAGAAATGGCGGACAAGATCGATTTCATGAAAGAGGGAAATACCCAATCGCATATGGGTCTTGCACTCGCATTGGCACAGTCGGTGTTCAACGAAGGCATGTCTGTTTTCGCATCGTTTGTCATGCTATTGAACTTCCAGAGGTTCGGCAAGATGAAGGGTATGGCAACAATCGTAGAATGGTCCATCCGTGATGAGACTATCCACGTACAAGGTAACGCAAAGTTGTTCCGCACGTTCTGCGAGGAACACCCCCGCGCAGTTAACGATGAACTTAAATCCAAGATATATAAGATGGCGCGAAACGCTGTCAAATTAGAAGACAAATTTATTGACCTTGCGTTTGATGGTAATGATGTACAGGGACTAACCAAACAAGAAGTCCGCGACTACATTAGACACATTGCAGATAGACGATTGCTTCAGTTGGGACTGAAGCCTAAATTTAATCAAAAAGACAATCCTCTACCTTGGTTAGACTGGGTACTAAACGGTGCATCACACGACAACTTCTTTGAGAAACGTGTTACCGAATACTCAGTTGCTGGAATGGAAGGCGACGACTTCGGTTGGGAGGAATTGGAAACTGAGGTTGCATGATGGAACAAGATTACATAATTGAATGTCCGATATGTGATATGACCACGGTTATTCGTGTACAGTACGCAAGTCTGTACGAAGACGAAGTTCCGTGTTATTGTCCCATGTGTGGTGCAGATGCTGAGGCGGAAGAATCGGATTAATAGTGATATGAATTTAAAACAAGTTATACATTCCGTACCAGACTGGCCGGAGGAAGGGATAAACTTCGTAGACGTAACCAGTCTCTTACAGAACCCACAGGCATTTCAGCAGAGTGTCCGTACCCTTGTAAACCATATGGAAGGTAAGGGTTATACGGACATCGTCGCACCGGATGCGCGTGGGTTTCTGTGGGGTGCGCCTATTGCACTTTACCTTGGAATACCACTACACATTGTGCGCAAACCTAACAAGTTGCCACCACCAGTGCGTTCTCGCAAATACAAATGCGAGTATGCTTCACGCACACTTGAAATCAAAACGACTGCACCGCTGAACAAGAATAGTCAGGTATGCATCATTGATGACGTGAGTGCGACAGGTGGAACGGCACTTGCCATCGCAGAGTTGTTACAGACATTCGATGTCACGCAGATCTCATATGGTTGCGTCATTGACCTTGCATTCTTGGGTGGTACAGAGAAGTTACGTGGTCAACAGATCAAAACATACAGTGTGGTCAACTACGATGAGTAGTATTATACTAGTCGCACTTGAACTAGAAACTCCTAAGATGTCATCTTGGAAGAATGTTTACTTCACTGGAGTTGGTAAAGTCAATGCGGCGATGACTGCTGCAGAGATGATCGAACGACACAAACCAGATGTTGTATGGAACTTCGGTACCGCTGGCGGTATCACTGTTGATAACGGACTACATCGAGTCACACAGTTCGTGCAACGCGACATGGTATGTGGTGGTATCGGTTGTGACCCCGGCCAGACTCCATTCGAACAGGGCATCATCCTTGGTGAGGGTGATGGTCTAACATGCAGTACTGGAGACAATTTCGTTTCCGACCCAAACCTAGAGATCCCTGCTGACCTCGTGGACATGGAAGCATATGCAATCGCCAAGGTCTGCGAACGTGCCGGTGTAGAATTCCGTTGCTACAAATACGTCAGTGATCAGGCAGACGGAGACGCATCTGCTGAGTGGTCGAAGACCGTCGCAAACGGAGAACCCTACTTCATAAGGACTTATAGTACCTATAGATAGGTGCATGACATGGTTGTATGAAGACAAGATATTCGAACCCGAAGAGACCTTCCTAGAAGACTACCAAGGGTTCGTCTACCAAATCACCGAACTGGACACTGGTATGAAATATATCGGTAAGAAGTTCTTTTGGAAACCCAAGACACTTCCTGTCACCAAGACCCGCAAACGCCGTGTCAAGACGCGCGTCCAATCTGACTGGCCCAAGTACTACGGGTCGAGTCAAGACCTCAAAGAAGCCGTCGCATCCCGTGGCGCAGACAACTACAAACGCGAAGTCCTCAAACTCTGTCGCACCAAGGGAGAGTGTTCCTACTATGAGGCAAAACTCCAATTCGAGCACGACGTGCTCCTACGTGACGACTATTACAACGCATTTATCGGTTGTAAGATCCACGCGAAACATTTGCCAGAAATGTGATAAATTACCACAAATAACTCTTGCGTCTTTTCGAAACATGTACTATAATGGTTACATAAAGTTGAGATAGAGAGAGAAAAGACATGGCACGAATTATTTACCAAGATTCATTTGACCGCGAAGAGATGGAATCATCAGACATTGGTTTTAACCAAGCGCTTCGAATTATCAAAGGTTTCATGGGTACTGAAGATACTCTTGATGCTCTCCAAGGTTTTGAGAAGCGTTACGAGAAAGCAGAACGTGATGCCTACGAGTCTGAAGACTATGGTTTTGATCATGAGTGGAAATACGAGATCTACTCTTACAACCTTCTGGTCGAAGGTTTCGGTAAACTGTTTGCGCCTAAGGAGGCATAATATGGATTCGGTAGTAGGTAACCTTTATAATGAGTTGATGTGCCTCTGTGAGGTGCGTGGGGAGTTGTCTCCCGAAGACAACGCACGTGTCGAGGATCGTATCCTCACGCTTCAACTTCAAATCGAGAAACTGGAGAAATCCAGTTTGTGACTAATTACCTAAAATAAGTCACGTTTAAGTGTTGACATATGTTTCCAAAAGAAGTATAATGGTTACATAAATTAATGAGAAGAGAGATTTGATTATGACTACTAACTATATTGCAATGCGTTCTAACCCAGACCTAGTTGAATTCCGTAACTATGTGTTGTCCTTTTATGCCTATGACGGTTTGTACCCTGTAGAGGGTTTGTCAGTGTCTATCGTTGAACGTGCAATCATGAAGTATCTCGAAATCTGTTCTAGTACTACGCGGCACGAGACTTGGGGTCATGGTGACTCTCTTGATCGTGAACGTGTTCGTGACATTATCATCGATACGTCTTCTCAAAAATTGAAAGTAAAGGAGTCAGTGTAATGAGTTTCAATACTAACCCTGCGAATGCAGTTACTTACATCACCGATCCTTCAGCGTCATTCCTGAAGGTTCCCGTTCGTGTCATCAACAACCTGAATGTTCCGGTTCATAAGATATCGGAGAACTCTTTCTTCAACGATGACTTCTTCTGGTTAGAAATAGAAAATGATTCTATGGTGTATTATGATGCCCTTGATGCGAAGTGTTTGATGGACCCCATCACATACACTCAGACTCTTACTGAGTTGGCACACTTTCGACTCTACCCTAGATTCTCACCTAAGTCGGAGTTTGCGGCATGAGACCTGAAATGGAATTGTTGGAGAGTATGCTCCAGAATCACGATTGGACCTATCACTTCAGTGATGACCATCGTGCATACATTAAGGGGAGAGATGAGTCTCAAAAGATTCGTGTTATGATGGGTCGTCTCAAAAAGATGGGACTCGAAGATGAGTCGGTAAAACTCTACCACAAATACCGCCCAGATTATTTGTAATTTATTTTAAAAACGCCTTGACAAGTAATCAAAACATATGATACAATAGCTACTCAATTGAATAAGGAATCTATATTATGTCTTTTATGAACAATGTATTGCAAATCGAAACGTCTGCCGCAGTAGGTGGATGTCCTTGGGGTATCGGAACTGAGGTGTCTAGTGACATGACTCCGATACAAATGATGGAAAAAGCTGGTGTAAACTGGGAAGTTGAGAAGGTTCCTACGTATGCAGCGAAAGAGGGTGTCGATCTGATCCCTACAGGCATGGAAGCACTCGTGCGTTCATCTGACAATAAAGTATTGACCCAAGTTGGTGGTAACTGGGAACCTTGTCAGAACGAAGAAGCGTTCACCTTCTTTAACGAGTACTGTGCCGCTGGTGACATGGAGATGAACTCTGCGGGTTCACTCAAAGAAGGTAAGTTCGTCTACGCACTCGCGAAGATCAAGGAGTCGTTTGACGTGTTGAAGGGTGATCAAGTTGATTCATACCTTCTGTTCTCTAACCCACACGAGTACGGTAAGTCTATTGACATCCGATTCACACCGATCCGTGTGACTTGTATGAACACGCTGACACTTGCACTCAAGGGTTCTGCGAACAACGGAATCAAAGTGAACCATCGACGTGCGTTTGACCCACAGATGGTCAAGCAACACTTGGGTCTCGCACACGAGAAGTTTGACCAGTACAAAGAGATGGCACAGTTCCTGTCTTCGCGTCAGTTCTCTTCTGAGACACTGATCAACTACTACAACACTTTGTTCCCATCACAGGCACCTGCCGATGAAGTGCGTGAGTACAAAGATCTCGCACCTAACGCGAAGAAGGCATTTGAGTTGCTGGAGACACAGCCAGGTGCTGAGTTCGGTCGTGGTTCATGGTGGCAGGCGTTCAACTCTGTGACCTACTTAACTGACCACGTTGCTGGTCGTACCGCTGACGGTCGTATGACTTCTGCATGGTATGGTGCAAACGGTGTCAAGAAGAAAAAGGCCGCTGAACTCGCAGTAGAAATGGCGGTGGCAGCATGAGTTATAACAAACTGATAGAGACCACTGAGTGGGATGGACGTGCGAGTAACTACATTTACTACACGTCCGAACGCAACACGCACCTTCACGGTTACCAAACCAAAGAGGGTGCGCCCTTCATCCCGTTTGTGACACGACTGTTTAGTACTAAGGGACGCTCATTTGTTAAAACAAAAGTAGACAAACTGCCCGACTAGAGACCTCTCCGTCTATAAATAATTATAGACTAGAGGAGAGAGTCGAATGCGCACTTTATATACAGCGGCACTTAGTGCCTTGTTGTGCTCTTTGGTCTGGATTGTCGGCACAACAAAGTTACTTGATGAATATATAAAGGTGATAGATCAGAAGAACAATCAAATCTCTCAACTAGAGAGAAAGATTGGTCAAGATCGTAATACAATTATTAGGTATGATATCGGACTAAGGCAATTCTTGTTTGCTTGTACTACGAAACAGGAAATACTCATTGAGAGGAAGCGATACGTCTGTTATCCAATTGAGAAGGCATAACATGATTAATCAGTCATATAATAGAGAAGTTTTCGAAATTTTCGAAGAATTCAAAAAGGCGGACGGTCGAGATAATCGACTTAATGTCTTAAATAGGTACTCAGAAAACTGGGCGTTACGCGATATTCTTCGCGGTTCGTTTGACGAATCTTTGGTGTTTAATCTCCCCAAAGGACGCCCACCTTTCACTCCGAACCAACCCCAATCGGTTCCATCTACCCTTAACAAATTACATAAAAACTTTGGATGGTTTATCCAAGGTGGTGCAGGCGATCGCCTGAATGATTTTAAAAGGGAGAACAAGTTCATTGAACTACTCGAATCCATCCATCCGGAGGATGCAGAGTTGGTCTTGAAGATGGTTGCCAAGAAGGCACCATGTCGTTATATAACCAAAAAACTAGTACAGGAGGCATTTCCAGACTTGATCGTCGAGTGATAACACTCAAACAATTCGACACATTACACTAACATTAAGGAGAAACACCATGTCGAGACAAAAGTTGAACCAACGCAATCGAGGAAAGTATACGAGTAATCGAACGAGAGTGAATAATTATTCAAACTCTGTCCGTTCCGCTTTTCAACAATTTCGATAGGAGGTGACTATCTCTTCAGGTGCGACCGTGAGACTCCTGTCGTAGTGACGTGATCAAATCTTGGTAATGGAAATATAATGCCACAGTATGAGTTTAAAAACAAGGATACCGGAGAAGTCATTGACGTGATTCTCCGGATATCCGAATACGATCAGTGGAAGGCTGATCATCCGGAATACGAACGATATCATAGTGCGTCTTCCGCCCCTAAA